AGCGACGTGATCGGGACGGACGTGATCTTCAACCCGCCCCAGCGAGGGATCCAGGTCGGGATCGAGGACGAGTCGACCGGCAACAAGACGGCGAACGGATACTGGGACGAGTTCCGGATCACGAAGCGCGCGGTCTACGGGAGCTCGAGCTTCACGCCCGAGACGTCGGCCTACGTCGCCCCGACACCGCCGAACGTCTAACGCCGGCGCGCCGTCCTGGGCCTCCAGGCCCGCCAGGCGTACCAGGCGACGAAGCCGTCGATCGAGAGGGCCGTCCAGGATCCGGTCATGACGTGGAAGCCGGCGAGGCCGGCCATCGAGACGAGGATCGAGATGAAGATGAAGTCGCGCATCTCTCGGACTATACTCGACCCGATGAAGCCGTGAGGGCTCCCCGAACTTCAACCAGGAGACCTTCATGTCCACGAACTCCCAGCTCCAGCGAACAACGCCTTCCAGGATCCGCCGGATCCGTCACCGGACCCGGCTCGTCGCCGGCTCGTCCAGGGTCCAGGGCCGACACCCAGGCCTCGACAACTTCCTCATCCGTGAAGCCGCGCGAGCGAACGCGATCATCGGGATCGCCGGCGTCACCGAGGGCGAGCTCCTGGCCGCCGTCCAGGGCGTCGGCTTCGGGACCTTGAACCGGAACATCATCAACACCTTCGACATCCAGGTCACGGCCCAGACGGTCAACGCCGGGCGGACGATCCTCAACTACACGAGCCAGGGGATCCCGATCATCTAATTCTGGCGCGCGGGGCTCGGGCCTTCTTCGTCTATTCACCCAGGCGGAGGAGGCTCACGTCCTTCTTCATGGCCGCCTCCTTCATCCGCCAGGGCTCCGGAGCTCGTCCGGCCTGGCGACACGCCCGGCACAACCAGCCGAGGGCGTCGGTCCCGAGCCCAGACATCGAGACCAGGACATGGCCGACCGTGACGTCCTCGTGGATGTCGAGGTCCTGGTCGTGGATCCAGGCGACGAACTTCCGCGCGTCGAGGATCTGGATCGCGCTCCGACAATGATTGTCGGGAACCGGATCCGGACCTGGGGATCCCTGGCCGAAGCTCTTCTCCGCCGGCGGTCGATCGTCGACTCCCTCGGGACGTTCGGATCCAGGCCTCGAGAAGCCGATGTCCTCCCTCGAGTTCGACTTCGGCTCGTCGTCCAGGAGGTCGCCCTGGGCGCTAGAACGGCGGCGCGTCATCGTCGAACCTCATGTCGTCCTGGAGCGGCTCGGTCTTCCTGGGCTCGCTGGCTGGCTCTGGCGGGGATCCTGGCGAACTCCCTCGGCCGCGGTAACAATCGCCGCACACCTTCATCCAGTCGGCGCCCTTGAAGGTCTTCTGGCAATCCTCACAGACGCGCTCGATCTGGCAGACGTGACGCTGGCGGCTCATCGGATCGACCGGCGCCCAGCGGTCGTTCTTGTTCTTCTCGAAGGCGATCTCCTCGCCGCACGATCTACAGTTCGTCGTCTTGCTCATCCTCTTCTCCTCACGAGTGTCTGGTCATTATGGTCTTTTTGCTCATGGCCTGGGAGGGAGAGGGAGCCCAGCCCGAGAACTCCCGAACGTGTCGAGATCTCGGACGTCGCTCCCCATGACCCGGTCGGTCGATGGTCGCCCCCAGTCGCTCTCGATCACGCCGTCCTGGTTTGCCTGGCGCGCGCCTTGTGATCGTCCCCGAGTAGGCGCTCGATCGTCCAGGCGCTCGCGTTAGCCGCTCACCTGGGCGGCTCGTAGTTCTTGCGGGGAGGGAGTGGTCGCGGTAGGATCCGCGAGCCGCTCGACGTCCTGCAAAGTCTCCGAGCTGTAAAAAAGGCCCCGCCGGATCAACGTCCGACGGGGCCGTTCTTTTTACGCCTCCGCGTGAGTCTCGTCAAATGATCCCCGAGATCCTCCTCGGACCGGACGAGAAGGGCCTCACGCTCCGGCCCTACGCTCGGCGGCTTCCTCGGCCTCCATGTCCCGAAGCTCCCGTTGTTGGTCGAGGTAGATCTTGAGCTCGGCCGCGGTCGCTCTCCCGCGGTCGATGACCTTGATGACCTTCTCGCCGGCGCATTGATGACACGCGACGTCGTAGTCGCCGCGGAAGTAGGCCTCCTGGAAGTCGGGGTCCTGGTCGAAGTCGTCCTGGGAGATCCCCTGGCCGTCGACCGCCGGATTGACGTGAGACCCTCGACCGCGACACCGCGGACACAAGGCGAACTTCGCGGGGATCGCGAGCTCGACCTCGTGACCCTCCTCGGCGACGACCGTGATCTCGATCGTCGTCGGCCCGCCGGTCATGAGTGTCTCCTCTCGACCTGGACGTTCAAGGCCTTCCGCCGGCGGTCGCCGGCGATGAGGGCCATCTTCTCCAGGAGGGCTCGGCCGCCCTGGGGACCTTCGTCCTCGAGGCGCTTGTCGAGAAGCTCCTCCAGGCGCTCGACCGCGCGCTTGAATTGCGAGCGGATGACGGCCGGCTCGGCCGATACGATCGCCGCGTCGATCGCGGCTTCTTGTCTCTCGTTCATGTCGTTCTCCTCGGTTCGTTGATCCCGCTCCAGTTCTTCTCCTGGCGCTTCCTGGCGCCGGCGCGGCGCTTCCTGGCCTTCGCCATGACCTCGGCCTGGGAGTCGCCCCAGATCGCCTCGGTCGTCGCGCCGTAGTGATTGCCGTCCCGCGTGTTATGCGTGAAGGCGACGAAGGGCTTCGGGTCCGAGCTCCAGATCGTCGCGTCGGGAGCCTCCTCCCAGGAGACACTCCGGACGTCGATCTCGTAGCCGACCCAGCGGCCCCAGCGATCGAGGAGATCGAAGCCCGTGACCTCGCGGTCGAGCCTCTCGGATCCCGTCGACTTCCACTTCTTGTCGTTCATGATCGTCCTCCGTTCCAGTCACTAAGATCGACAACGTGCTCCAGGCGGAAGCCGCGGTCCTCGAGCTCGCGCTGGCGGGCCGGGACGTCCTTGTCGTTGTCTCTCGTCGGGTTCAACAACACCCAGGTCCGAGCGATCCTGGGGATCGGGATCCCGTTCCGTTGCGGCGCTCTCGACCACAACTCGACGGGAACCTTGTCTCGGTTCGATTCAATCCGGGCGCGAACGCCCGCGTCTGTTTTCCTCATGTCGTTCCTCCTTCCTGCAAATTGCGAGCCGAGAGCACGAGCTCCCGGAACGGGTTCGGGCGCTTCCGTCCCTCGATCTTGTTCAAGTGGACCCAGATCCCGGCCCAGTATCCGAACATCGCGAACTTGTAGCGGCCCAGGGCGTCGACCGCCTTGTCCGCGGCCTCCTGGATCTCCTGGTCGAGCTTGCGTTCTTGTGTCGTCATGGTCGTCCTCCTGGTTCACAGATTCGGGCGCGCGGTCGGCGCCTGGTCGAAGTTCGAGATCTCGCTCGTGATCTCCTGGATGTCCGCCTGGTCCACGCCGGCGTCGACCTGGGCCTGGATCCGGCGCTTCATGAAGGCCGCCCGATCGTCGCCGTGTTCGGCCTTGTATCGGGAGTGATTGACGGCGATGTTCGTCGAGTCGGCGCTCTCGAAGCGCGTGAGCTCGGCCAGGACACCGAGGCCCCTCATCAAGTGGATCCAGGGCCGGCGATTGAAGTCGCGCTCGACCTGGTCCAGGACATCCGAGGCTTCGCGGATCCGGGCCAGGTAGTCGGCGCGCTTCGTCTGGACGTCGAACTCGGCGCACGAGCCGAAGCCGACGAAGTTCATGAGCCGCGCCTGGGTCGCCAGGAAGTCGAGGCTCTCGTTCATGTGCCAGATCGACATCGTCCGCTCCGGGAAGTCGGCCAGGGCGCCGGCATCTTCGCGGATCGCCCAGGACATCTCGAGGAGGTTCTCGTGTTCGGATCCCTCGATGACGTCCGGGATCACGGCGACGGCTTGCGGGCTCCGAGCCTGGGCCGCGTTCGCCCAGGTCCAGAACTTGTCGCGGTCGATCGCGCCCTTGCCGCGCTTCCAGTTCGTGAAGGCGCCGTTGTCGAGGACCAGGATCTCGTCCTCGCCGACGAACTCGATCGCCCGGTCCAGGTCTCGAGGATCCGCGTGAGACACGCAGAACGACGAGCCGGCCAGGGAGGGGAAGAGCGCCTTCGGAGTCACCGGAGTCCCGACGACGATCCGGCGCTTGAAGCTCGCGGCGTTCACGCGCAGCTCCGAAGGTCGGCCGCGTTCCCGCCGCTCAACTGGAGCTCGTTCGCGCGGCGAAGAAGAACCTCACGGTCGCCGCAGAACTCGCCGGTCTTCCGGTCGACGATCCCGTTCTCGCGCGCCCAGTGATTCCAGGCGAAGCTCCGACCGAGTCCGACCGTGATCTTCGTCGTCGGCCATTGGTCGGCCGGCTTGTTGACGAACTCGAGCCAGTCCTTGTCGAACGTACACTCGTCCGAAGTCCAGCGGCTATGCTTTCCGGTCATGGCGCGGAGCTCGATCTCGAGCGCCTTCATGAACAGATCCGGATGAGTTCCAGCGAGCCAGAAGAGCTCCCACTTCTGGGAGGCCGGGCAGAAAAAACACGCCGATTTGATCGGGACCTCGAGGCCTTCTTCGACGATCCGCTTGATGCAATCCTGGCGAGTCCAGCCGAGATCCTGGAGCGGGTACGAGTAGAGGAAGTCCACGTCCTCGCGCTTCACCTTCTTCGCGCGGCGGATGTCGGCCTTGCCGGAGTCGTAGCCGATGAGCTTGACGAGCTTCACGCCGGCATCCTGGGAGCGGATCCACAACGGATCGGCGTCGCGCTTGTTCGGACCCTTCGAGACGCCCTTGAGGAACTGGTCCTGGGGTCCTTGCTTCCACTTGATCGAGCACGACTTCATCCCGAAGGCGAGGCTCGGGAGTGTCTCGTTGTCGTAGCAGTTCCCGCCGAGGTCGTTGTAGTCGGTCGTCGGGAGCGTCATCTTCTTGCAGACGGTCACGGTCGGGAAGCCCTGGGCCAGGAGCCAGACGTTCATCTTCTGGACTTGCTCATAGGTCTCCGGCTTCTCGGCGCCAGTGTCGGCGAACGTGATGAGATCCGGGCGGATCCCCTGGTCTCTCATGGCGATCAACATCGCGGTCGAATCAACGCCGGCGCCGTAGCAGACAACGACGCCCGAGTTCGTCGGGAGGCGGATCTCGTTCTGGTCCTGGTTGTTGAAGTGGCTCATGTCGTGCTCCTGGTCGTTAGTAGTGCTGGATCGAGTGACGAGTGTCCCAGCTAAAGAGACGAAGAACAAGGCCTAAGTCACAGATTTAGAACAAAAAGATCCCCCAGAACCCCCGGATCGGCTGGAAGCCGCGCTGGCCCTAGCGTCCCGGCTCATGTTACTCTGGGAACCAGGACCCCCGAAGGAGATGTTCCACATGAAACACCCGACAAAACTCCGCCAGGCGCGCACGATTTCAGGCCTAACCGTCGAGGAAATTTGTGACCGCGTCGGCTGTACTCGCCCGACTCTCTACCGCGTCGAGGAAGGCCTGGCGCTTCCGCGTCGGGAGCTCGCCCGCGAGCTCTTCAAGTTCTACCGCGGCCGCGTTCCCCTGGCCGCGATCTACGACCCGCTATTCGCCGAGCAAGTCCGGAGCGTCGCGTGACTGGTCGCTCGATCACGATCCAGCCGAAGGTCGGCTCGTTGCCCTGGCGCGCGTGTCCGTCCGCGTCGACGACGGTCGGCGAGCTCGAGGCCGCGATCTCGATGTTCCCGATCGACCTCGTCCGGACGACCTCCGACGAGATCCTCCTCGTCCAGAAGTCCGAGGCGATCCGCGACGGAGTTCCGCCGCCGGCGATGGAGGAGCTCGGGAGGGCGATGTTCGGCCCAGGTCACGACGCGATCCTGGTCGAGGAGACCGGCGAGTTCGAGGCCCAGTCGTTCGAGACCGAAGCACAAGACCGGAACGCCGAGCCGGCATAGTTTCGCCCGGCCGTCCGGATCCCGTGAGGGGATCCAGTCGTGGCGGTCGGGCCTTTTCAGGGAGAACAACATGATCTCAGCGACCGACGTCCCGGCGTGTCCGGCTTGCGGCTCGAGAGAAGTCCATCCAGTCCGAGGGCGCGACGATCGGACCCTCTACGCTTGCCGGCAATGCGGGCGAGACAACTCCGACGCCTGGCGAGATGTCCAGCCGCCGCGAGATCCGAAGCCGGTCATCGGCGCGCCCGACATCGACACGAGCGGCGCCGAGCTCGAGGTCGGCGAGATCAAGTTCGAGGCCGCGGATCCGGAGACGATCCAGGAGGCCGCGATGAAGCTCGGGATCTGCGCCGAGCTCAAGACATGACCGGCCCGGAGATCGTCTACATCGACCCGCGTGTCGCCGTCCAGATGGACCAGGAGGGCGGCGGGGCTCTCCAGGGCTACGTCCGCCAGGACCTCTACGAGAAGGACATCCGCGCCGCCAGGGGCCGCGAGAACGAGATGATCCGCCAGATCATGACGAACCCCGAAGGCCGCCTGGTCGCGCTCTCGTCCTGGGGCCGCGTCTGGGCGTTCGTGTCCGAGACGAAGGACGACCTCCCGGCCTGGGTCCTGGTCGCCGACGCCCTCCCGATCCAGGACCTCGACTCGTGAGGAAGTGGAAGGGGATCCACGACCCGCCGCTCAAGGTCTGGACCTACTTCCGCGAGCATCCCGACCACTTCTTCACGGCGGAGCACGTCGCCTCCCAGGTCGGCTTCGGCCGCCGGCGGACCCGGAAGATCATCAACGAGCTCGTCGAACGCGGCAAGCTCGAGACGGTCGAGACGATGAGCCGGATGAACTGGGGCGGGACGAAGAGGATGTTCCGCTCGCTCCGCGGGACCGCCTGGGATTGTCTCGCCCAGGCCGAGCTCATCGCGTGACCGACACGGCCCCCGGTCTCTTCCGATGTCGGAATTGTCTCTCGTGCTTCAAGACGCCGAGCTTCTCCGAGGGGCCGAAGGTCGTCGACCAGGAGACCCTCCAGGTCATCCGCTTCACCCAGGCCCGACACTTGTGTCCGGTCTGTTTATCGCCCGAGATCACGCCGCCGTCGGACCTCGCCGAGCATCCCGTGACCTGATACACTGGCGGGGACACTTTGCAGGAGAACAACATGAACGAACCCCAGAAGGACGGCGAGCTCGTCGTCCTGGAGACGCCCGTCTCCGAACCGAAGAACACCCAGGCCCTCGCGGTCCGCTCGACCTTCGACATCGCGCCCCAGCAATTCGCCGCCGGCTTGAACCGTCGGAAGAAGAACCGGAAGGCGCTCATCTCCTGGATCCAGGAGGCGCTCGTCGAGGGCTCCGACTGGGGCCGGATCCACGTCGTCAAAAAGGATCAATGTCCGGACGGGAAATACTGCCAGAACCCCTACCACTTCTCGAAGCCCTCGCTCTGGAAGCCTGGCGCCGAGAAGATCGCCGGCATGATGGGCCTCCGCTCCGCCTGGCCGAACCTCGCCAGCTACGAGGACCTCGTCCTCCAGGGGAAGGAGATCACCCAGCTCCTCCTCCGTTGCGAGCTCATCAACGACTCGGCCCTGGTCGTCTCGACTGGGATCGGCGCGCGCGCCCTGGCCGCCGACTCCGGGGATCTCAACAAGGCCTTCAAGATGGCGAAGAAGTCCGCGCTCGTCGACGCCGTTCTCAACTGCGCCGGCTTGTCCGAGATCTTCACCCAGGACGTCGAGGACATGGATCCCGAGAAGATCTCGAGCGGCGCCCAGGATCCGTTCAACCCGACCGCCGAGCCGACCGCGCAACACTTCCCGACCAGGAACCAGAAGCCCGTCGCGACTCATTGCCCGATCGGCAAGGAGTGGAAGGGCCAGCCCTGGGAGCTCGTCGACGAGGGCTTCATCGACTGGATCATCGAGAGGATCGACGACAAGCCCGACCTCCTCGAGGCCGCGAAGAAGGAGAAGATCCGCCGCTATCCGGAGGACGCGAACGCCGTGAACGAGCGGGCCGCGACCAGGCTCTCGAACGGGAAGACGCTCGCCGACTTCGCTCGAGAGATCGGGGACGCGACGAACATCGACCAGATCCAGGTCATCAAGGACGAGCTCCCGGCCGACTACGAGCCAGGGCTCCGGACCTACATCGCCAGCCGTGAAGAACAACTCGGTCCGCGGTAGAATCAACACGTCGGGGCGTGACGCCCCAGGAGGACAACAACATGGAAATCACCGCCCAGAAGTCGCTCGCGATCGCCGAGCTCAACCCGATCGTCCACGACGTCGCCGCGTTCGGCGACACGATCGACTCGATCGACATCACGACCGAAGAGGAGCTCGCCGACGTCGGCGACCTGGTCAAGATGCTCGGAGGCCGCCGGAAGAAGCTCGAGGACAAGCGCGACTCGCTCGTCCGCCCGTTGAACCTGGTCGTCAAGGACATCAACGCCCTCTTCAAGGTCCCGCGGGATCGGATCGACGAGATCCTGGGGAAGGCGAAGAAGCACATGAACAACTTCGCCCGAGCCCAGCAAGCGATCGCCGACGCGGCCGCCAGGCGCGAACGGGAGGAGGCCCAGAAGGAGCGCGAGGAAGCCGATCGCCTGGCCGCCTCGATGAAGAAGATGTCGGGCGACGCCGGCGATGAGGTCGCCCAGATCGTCGTCGAGCAAGCCGAGAAGCGCGTCGAGAAGGCGAAGGCGCCGGCGAAGGTCGCGATCTCCAGGGGACGCCAGGCCGCGGTCTCGACGATGAAGACCTGGGCCGTCGAGATCAAGGACATCAAGCTCCTCGCCCTGGCCGTCGCCGAGGGCCGGCTCCCGGTCACGATGATCGAGCCGAACATGAGGGGCCTCATCGACGCGGGCCGGACTGGCGGCGTCGAGAAGGAGGTCGACGGGGTCCGGTACTTCCAGAAGATCTCGACGGCCGTCCGATGAGCGGCCGGCGGAGCGACTACACGTTCGCGGTCGTCGAGATCCTGGGCGACTCCAGGGCGAACGAGATCGTCCAGATCGTCGACCAGGACCTCGGGAACATCTCGGTCACGAACGACATCGAGAACATCCTCAACGAGATCCAGGCGCGGCTCCCGCGACATCCGACCGACTACGTCTGGATCTACCGCGACTCGATGGAGACCTGGGACGAGATCCTCATCGACGAGGTCGGGAACTTTATCCGCTTCAAGGCCCTCCCGCGCGGCGTCTGTTTCACCGAGATCCAGGCGGCGGCCGTCGCCCAGTTCCTCGCCCGTCACCTGGCCGCCCGCGGTCCCGTCTTCGGCCCTGGCGGGATCGGATGACGGTCCGAGACACGAGCCTCGAGGCGTTCCAGCGGATCAAGGCCTCGGGGAAATACGCGACCCAGGGCGCGGCCGTCACTGGTTGCGTCGACATCGTCGGGCCGGCAACCCGGCGAGCCCTCTCCGAGCGGACCGGCTTCGAGATCTCGGCCGTCTGTGGCGCGGTCAACAAGCTCATCAAGGACGGGATCCTGGTCGACTGGGACCTCGTCCAGTGTCCGACGACGCGACAACGGGTTCACCTGGTCCGCCTGGCTCCGGGCCAGGGCGAGCTCTTCTCGTGAGCTCCCAGGCCTCCTTCGACTGGTTCTGGCAACCTCCCGCGCTCGGGGATCCGGGGATCCTCATGATCGTCGACACGCATCCAGGCCCGGCGGATCTCGACACGAAGTTCATCCAGGAGGACATCAACAACGTCCTCCTCGACATCGAGGGCCGGCTCCCGAAGGACGTCCAGCTCTTCCAGCTCCGGATCTACGCGAAGGACATCTTCGGCCTCTGGATCCAGATCGAGTTCTCGATCCTCAACGCGGCCCGACGCTTCAAGACGAAGGCGCCGGACTTCACCCAGGCCCAGCTCTCCGACGTCTGGGACAATCACGAGCAACGCGCCGGGCGAGCGAATTGACCGCCGGCGTCGTCATCAAGATCGACAACGACCTGGACCGGATGACCTGGGACCAGCTCCTCCAGGCGTTCACGATCGGGGAGATCTACGAGCTCCCAGGCCTGGGCCATCCGCTCGACCGCTCGATCAAGCTCGAGAGCCTGGCCGACCTGGCGAACTTCAACCCGGTCGCCGACCTCTTCGTCCTGGCCGGCGTCGACGGCGACTTCGTCCAGGGCGACGTCGACCTCCAGGAGCTCGAGCATCCCGCGGACGCGATCTACATCTTCGGCGGGACGATGACCAGGCTCACGGCGGCGGAGATCTACGACGCGCCGATCCCGGTCTCGAAGGTCTACATCTCGGCCGACGGCGTCACGCTCTTCCCGGCCCAGGCCGGCGCGATCGTTCTCTGGGACCGACTCACGAAGGCCGCCTTGTGACGATCTGGACCTTCCTCACGGGCTTCCTCCTCGGCTGGATCGTCGGCGTCTCGATGTCCTACCGGAAGATCCGCCGCGGCCGTCCGTCCTACCGGGAGCTCCTCGAGATCGTCCGCGCCCAGAAGGAGCTCCGGGAACGGATCGACAAGCGCGACGAGAACGTCATCGACTTCCCAGGCAACGGGGAGCGCAAACACTAGCGGCGACGGCGTCCTCCTGACCCGCTAAAGTGGGCGACGCTCCGGACAAGTTACAGGGATCCGGGGCGTCGTTTTTTATTTCACATAATGGGGAACCTCATGAAAACGCTCAATAATTGGCTCACCTTCGTCGACACCTGGACAAGGGCGAGGTCACGTTCGTCCCTCCTGGGGCTTCTCACGGCCTCCCTCATGCTCTCCGGGCCGGCCTGGGCCGGAGATCCGCCAGATCACCGTCCGCCAGACAATCGGCCGCCGGCCAGGGCCGACTCACAAGCCGACGCCCAGGCCGACGCCCGAGCTCATGCCGGCGCCGAAGCCGACGCCCAGGCAACGGGCGGATCCGCGACCGCCGACGCCCAGGGCGGCCAGGCGGCCAGCTCGAGCTCGTCCGACGGATCCAACAACTCGACGACCTCGACCAGCAACGACTCGAACTTCTTCGCGCTCTCGACGACGTTCCCCCAGGTCTCGGGATGCTTCAAGGGGAAGCAAGGCGGAGCCGCGGGATCCGGGACCGGGATCTGGTTCGGCGGTCACGGTCTCGATCTGAATTGTTTCCTCACGATGCTCGCCGAGTCCGAGCCGGACATCGAGGTCCAGGCCCGGCTCAAGTGCGGCGCGAAGGCCTACCGGAACGCGATCGCCTTCCAGGAGAAGTCGAAGGACCGCCAGCTCTACTGCGTGAACTACATGACGGCGAAGCACCGGGCCGAGCTCCAGGCATTGCGCGAGCGCGCCGAGTTCCTCCTCCTGGAGAAGGACCGGCTCGAGCGCGAGCTCATCGAGCGGGAGCTCATCCTCCAGCGACAATGCGCCGACAAGCTCGAGCGATCCGAGGAAGCCTGGCTGGAGTGTCTGGCGAAGTAGGGATAGACTCGCGAGATCGACGCCCGTGAGGGGCTTCTTCCCAGGAGCTCTTCATGGCAGCAAAGCACACCCGCGACGACCTCTTCGACATCGCCGAGCGATTCTCGGGGATGAAGGAGCTCGCCGGCGACGCCGATGACAATCCGATGATCCTCGCGTTCCTCAAGCTCGACGCCGACTGGCCGGAGCATGATGAGGTCCCCTGGTGTTCGGGCTTCGTGAACTTCATCGCCTGGATCTGTAGAGCTCCCCGATCGAAGTCGCTCCGCGCGCGCTCCTGGCTCGAGGTCGGCCGGCGGATCCGGATCGACCAGGCGGAGCCCGGCGACATCGTCATCTTCAACCGCGGCGGATCCCCGGACCCGAAGGTCATCAAGGACAAGGGCCACGTCGGCCTCTACGCCGGCCACGACGACGAGCTCGTCGAGGTCCTCGGCGGCAACCAGGGGAACACGGTCAAGGTCTCACGCTACAAGATGAGCGACCTCCTCGGCGTCCGGAGGATCTTGTGATGGCGAAGTTCTCGGAAGCCTCAACGATCTCCCAGATGTCCCAGCTCCTCGGCCTGGTCGCCGTCTTCATGACGATCTTCGGCGCCGCCTTCATCGCCCTCGCCGATCAACAAATAGATCAAAAGTATGCGACCGACGAGGACCTCCTGGCCGTCCAGGAACAAGTCGTTCTTCAAGTCGAGACGATCACGACCTCGGTCGAGGAGAACACGAAGGTCGTCCGCGCGACATCGAACTCGGTCGACGGGCTCGCCCTGGTCGTCATCGGCCTCCAGGTCTCGGACCTCGAGGACACGATCATCAACCTCGAGGCGGAGAAGCGGAGCGAGGGCGCCGGCTGGAACGAACGGGACGAGCGCAACCTTCGAGACCGCCAGCGCGCGCTCTCATCCCTGGAGATCCAGCGGACCGCGCTCCTCGAACGCCTGGTCGCCGGTCCTGGCGAATGACCGAAGGAGGCCCTCGCCGTCCAGGATCTCGAGATCTCCGAGACACGGATGACGGGCCGCTCGAACGCCGACCACATGGAAGAAGTCGATGACCGAGATCTCGGACGACGCCGTGATCCGCTTCGCGAAGCGAGTCGACGCTCTCCGGATTATTCCGCGTTTTCTTGTCATAGCCTACGGCCTCTTCGTTGCCTGGTTCGCCTTCTACCTCGCCGACTGGATCATCGCCTACGACTTCACGGCCCTCGAGAACGAGGCGGTCGCGCTTGCTGTGATTGCTTTCCCGACCGGGGTCCTCGGCGTCATGGCCGGGGTCTTCGGGAAGATGTTCGACAATTATTGTCGGACGGGATCCTCGGATCCGGGCGGCCATAATGGCGGATAGACTTCGATGAACATCCAGGCCCTCCTCGTCGTCCTGGTATTAGGTGGCGGAATGATCGCCGCCGGCGGCTTCCTGGTCAAGGGCCAGATCGACATGAGGGTCGCCGCGGAAGTGGCCGCCAGCGCCGAGCGGACACGCGCCGACCTGGCCGAACAACAACGCGATCGTCTCGAGAGGGACATCGTCAACGAACGAGAGCGCCAGGCGGAACTCCAGACGGAGCTCCAGGCCGCCCGCGACCTAGAAGCAAACACGACGGAAGTCCTCGAAGACCGTGATCGTCTCCAGCGCCTCACCCAGGCGAAGCCCGGCTTGATCGAGAGACAAGCGCGACGGGCGACGACGAAGGTCTGGGCGGACATCGAAGTCGAAAGCCGTGAACATTAAAGCCGGCGCCGCTCTGGTCCTCCTGGGCGTTCTGCCTGGTTGCTCTCTTTTTGGCTCGAAGCCTCCCGACGTCACGATCGAGGAGCGCCCGACGATCGTCGTCTGTGACACGACGCCCAGGCCCGACGCCCTGGATCTCAAGGACACCCCGCCGACCCTGGTCATGAACACGGCCGAGGTCTGGGGCTATTGGTTCGACTCCGAGCTCTACGCCGCGCTCGCCGAGAACCTCCAGGCGATGAGGTCCTGGATGACCCAGTCCCGAGCGATCCGGAACAAGCTCGTCGCCTGTATCGAGGACCACAACGCCGGCGTCCAGGATCCGCTCCCAGATTAGGCGGGGCCGGAAGGTATGGCGGCAAGCGGAGCGGCGCCTCGGTCAATCCCGAGATCGTCGTCACCGCGGCCTGGAGCCGCCGGTCTCGCCTTCCCGCAAAAGTCCCGAGTTTGAGATGGCCGCCGGCTACATTTTCCGAGGGCCTCCGAAAAAGTGGTTTCTCGTGTAATTACAAATAAAAGCCGAGTTTGACGGCCGAGAAAATTGTATTTTCCGAGGGCCTCCGAAACTTCGGTTTCTTCTGTAATCATAAATAAAAGCCGAGTTTGAGATCGCCGGCGCGAATTAAATCTCGAGGCCTCCGAACTCGGCCCGAACGGACAAGTCGCGAAAAAGTCCCGAGTTTGAGCTCGCCCCGAAATAGAACGACCCCTGGAGGCCCCGCCCAGCAACGGTTCCAGCGTCTACAACCACTTCGAGCAAGTTCGCCGGCCCAGGAGCTCCAAAACTCGGACCCCCGTCCGCGGACCAGGTCCTCGAGGCCTTCAACCACTTCGGCCAGTTTCGCCGGCCTGGAGGCCCAAAAACTCGACCCCCTTCCCAGGGAGGCGGATCCGCGGGCTCTTAATCGTTCGGAGCAAGTTCGAGCTCCAGGAGGCCCAAAAACTCGAGGCCCTCTCGTCTCGCCGGATGTTAGACTCCCCCAGCCGAACATCCACAAAAGGAGGCCGTGATGGCCGAAAACAACACCCCCCAGGTCGAGGTCCCGCCGCTCCTGGTTCAACGTATGGGCAAGAAGTGGCGGATCGTCTACAAGGAGAACCGCAACCTCGCGAAGTTCAACTCGGGCGAGCCCGTCGACGACGGCGGCTTCCCGACCCAGGAGGAGGCGATGATCCACATGAGCAAGGTCACGAGCGGCTTCAAGACCTCCGACCCCGAAGAAGAGAACGTCGCCTAAGATGCGCCAGCCGGACGACCCAGGCCTCGATCCCCTGGATCCTCCGGACCCCTTCGAGGATCCGTTCGCCGGCTTGAAGTCCCAGACCTGGGTCCGCGTCTACTTGATCCTCGTCTTCCTGGGCGCGATCGCCTGGGCCGCCTGGTCGGTGTATGCTTCGACCGTCCACGAATAGGAGAACAACATGACCGGCAACCTCACCGCGATCGCGACGGGCGTCATCATCGGCCTCGTCCTGGTTCAACTCTATCCGCCGAGCGCCCGGATCGGCGTCTGGATCGTCAACAAGGCGAAGGCCCTCATCCAGAAGATCCGCGACCGATGAGGAAGGGCGCGATCTGGTTCATCGTCCTCCTCCTGGTCGCGATGCTCGTCCTCCTCGTCGCCCCAGTGATCGGCCAGCTCTTCGGCATCCTCCCAGGGATGGATCCGTGACGAAGAAGAAGCCCTCGAAGAAGAAGGCCTCGAAGCCGGCGAAGCCGAAGATCCGGATCCTCGCCCAGGTCGAGCTCACGCCGGCGGTCGTCGAGATCCTCAAGTCGTCCGAGGCGAAGCTCTACCTCACCGGGATCGACCGGGCGAACGGGAAGCTCCAGGCGATGATCCGCCGCGAGGAGGTCCTGGCTCAACACCCAGGTCACGCCAGGCGATGAAGATCCGCGCCTGGTTCACGAGCGCGCGCTTCCGCCTGGCCTGGCTCATCATGCCGGCGGACGTCAAGGCCCTCACCCTCAAGCCCGACTTCGAGATCGAGATCCTCCCGAAGGCGCCGAAGCCGCTCTGGATCGCCAGGAGGAAGGCGATGTTCCAGTTCGGCTACGACCCCAGGGACACGGCGACCCCGTAGTGGCCGGCCCGTCAAAAAACAAAGCGCGCAACCAGACGACCGGATCCGAGCGACACGTCGACGACGCCGCCTGGTTCAAGGCCCGCAAGCTCCGCGCCAGGAAGCGGAACAAGATCGCGAAGGCCTCGAGGAAGGCGAACCGATGACGATCAAGGCCGACCCGGAGCTTCAACACGTCCTCGGCCATCTCTCGAACGCGATCCGGTACACTTCCCAGGACAACCCCGAGGCCGCCCGATACGAGCTCGACTCGATCGAGGGGCTCATCTTTTTCGACACCGACGAGGCGTTCGTCGGTCACGCGCGAGGGCTAGAAAATGAGCGGACACAAACAGACACCGAGACCGACCGGAGCCAGGAAGAGGCGGGCGCCTTGCCGAAAGCGGAACCCCTGCCGAAACCGTCCGAAGCGTAGCCGCCCGAAGAAGTGAGCGACCAGATCCAGGTCTTCCCGATCGTCCCCGTCGCCTACGTCCGCCAGACCCAGGCGGACAAGTGGAAGAAGCGCCCGGCCGTTCTCAAGTATCGGGCCTTCCGCGACGAGGTCCAGCTCCGGATCCACGAGCTCCCGACGGACTTCTTCCACATGGTTTTCCTCATCCCGGTCCCGAGGTCCTGGTCCCAGGTCCGGAAGGACAAGATGATCGGCCGGCCTCACCTGGGAACGCCCGACAAGGACAACCTCGAGAAGGGCCTCCTCGACGCCGTCTTCCGGTTCGGGGACGACGGTCACGTCTGGAACACGGCCTCGACGAAGCTCTGGGCGAACCAGGGCGCGATCATCATCGCCGACGACTATCTTCCGTTCTACGAGATCCCGGTCGACCTTGCCGAACTTGTCCGCGGCTCCTGGGAAGTCCATGATCGGATCCTCGTGTGAGACGACGGCGGGGCCGTGATGGCGGAAGAACAGAAGAAGACGAACGGACACAACCAGGACGACTCCACGCGGGCGCGCGGGACCTGGCTCATGTCCGAGGACCTGGTCCGCTTCCTGGAGCTCCTCCGGAACAACGGGAACGTCTCCATGTCGGCCCGGCTCATCGGCCGATCACGCTCCACGATCTACGCCTTCGCCGGCAAGGCCCCGAGCTTCCGCGAAGCAATGCGCGAGGCGATGACCGAGGGCCGCGAGCTCCTCCTGGGCGAGGGCTGGCGACGCGCGACCCAGTGGACCGAGCTCTTCGACGACGACGGGAAAGTCATCGCCAGGCAACCCCCGAGCGATCGCCTCCTCTCCCAGCTCATCGGCGGCTATTTCCAGGAGTTCAAGCCAGGCCGAGGCGACGATCTTCCTCCCGACGAGCTCCTCCCGGAGACCGCGGACTTGACCCTTCTCTCGGATCCGGAGCTCGAGGCCCTCGAGCGGATCCTGGCGAAGGTCGCGCCGGACGACCGTGTCGGCGCTGGCGCGGGTTAGGGCGGAACGAGCTCGTCGAGGTCTCGGTCTCCACGACTTCATCGACGCCGCCTGGTCGGAGGTCGATCCCTCTCCGCTAGTCCTGGGCCGCTACACGCGGACGCTTTGCTGGGTCCTCGAGCAAGTCCTCAAGGGCCGGATCAAGCGCCTCATCATCAACGTCCCGCCCGGTCACATGAAGAGCCTCACGGTCTCGGTCTTCTGGCCGGCCTGGGCCTGGCTCATGTTCCCCGAGTACACCTTCGCCTTCACCGCCTACCGCGGCGACCTGGCGCTTCGAGACGCGGATCGGTCTCGGGATCTCATCCGCTCGCCGTTCTACCAGGACCTCCTCACCGGCCGGCCTGGCGGCTTCAAGCTCCTCCGCTCCGGCCAGGACACGAAGAGCCGGTTCGCGAACACGAAGGGCGGCTATAGATTCTCGAGCGCGGTCTCGGGGATCATGGGAGAAGGCGGCCGGATCGTCGTCATCGACGACCCGCACAACGTCGAGCAAGCCGAGAGCGACACCTTCCGCGACGAGACCGTCCGCAAGATCCGCCTCGCGCTCCCGACCAGGGTCCGCTCGAAGGACGGCGCGGTCGTCGTCATCATGCAACGGCTACACCCTCGAGATCTCACCGGCGTCCTCCTGGAGGAGGAGCCCGGTCTCTGGACCCACTTGATGCTCCCGGCCCAGTTCGAGCCCTCCTGGCGCGACGCCGACGGCCTACACGGTCATCCTCATCCGTGTCCGTTCGACTGGCGGACCGAACCAGGCGAGCTCCTCTTCCCCGAGCTCTTCGACCAGAAGCGGATCGACGAGCTCAAGGTCGGGCTCACCGAGTACGGCGAAGCCGGCCAGCTCCAGCAACGCCCGCATCCACGCGAGGGCGGCATGATGAAGCGCGACGACTTCAAGATGATCGACGCCGGCGAAGTCCCGAAGGGCGGCGTCATCGTCCGCGGCTGGGACCTGGCGGCGACCGATGCTCGAGAGGCGAACGCGAAGAACGCGGCCTGGACCGTCGGCTTGCGTCTCCGGTACGTCAAGCGCAAGATCTACATCGAAGACGTGATTCGGTTCCGGGGATCGCCGCATAAAGTCCGGACAAAAATGAGAACAGCGGCGGACCAGGACGGGAGGGTCGTCATTATCGACTTCCCGCAGGATCCCGGCCAGGCTGGCAAGGCCCAGGCGGAAGACATCGCCGCGGACTTTCCAGACCGGCGGGCCTACTACTCGCCCGAGAGCGGCGACAAGACGGTCCGGGCCGAGGCCCCCGCGGCGCAAGTCGAAGCCGGGAACGTCTACCTCGTTCGCGGAGCCTGGAACGGCTTGTTCCTGGACGAGGCCGCGGCCTTTCCTGGCTCGACGTTCAAGGACCAGATCGACGCGCTCTCGCGAGCGTATCACCGGGCCGTGAGGGCTCCCGCCAGACCCAGGTCCGGCGCTATTTCAGGAGCCGCATGATGAGCCACAACCAGACGACCGACTTGATCCTCGCCAGTTCGACCGCGCCCTTCCAGCCAGGGATCACCGTCCCGCCCCAGTCCGCCCAGGGCGGCTCGAGCATCTCGGACCCGCATCCCGACTATGTCGCCAGGCGCCCCGACTGGGTCCTCATGTTCGACACGGCCGAGGGCCAGCGACACATCAAGTCGAAGACGACGATCTACCTCCCGGCGACCTCCGGGATGAGGGCGCTCTCGAACACGCCGGCGAAGCTCTCGGACGAAGGCCTGGCCCTGTATACCGCCTACATCATCCGGGCCTTCTTCCCCGACATCGTCAAGGAGACGGTCCGAGCTCTCACCGGGATCCTCGACCGCGAGGCCGCGAACATCGAGCTCCCCGAAGCCCTCGAGGACATGAGGGAGATCGCGACCGCGAAGGGCGAGAGCCTCAACGATCTCCTCCGCGGGATCCACATGAATCAGCTCCTCTACGGCCGGCTCGGGCTCCTCCTGGACGTGGATCCGAACCGGGACCTCCCGATCATCGTCCCCTATCCGGCGCCCCAGATCCTCAACTGGGACGACCTCACGAAGACGAACGACCCGAAACAACTCCAGGACGACGCCAGGCCGGAAGCTCTCCGCCAGCTCCTCATGACGGTCCTCGACGAGACGCGCTTCGAGCGCGACACCGGCGACCTCTTCACCTGGAACCTCGTCCCCAGGTATCGGGCGCTCTCCCTGGGGACCGCCGGCAACATCTACACGACCTTCGTCGAGCGCGACGGGAATCGCCAGACCGAGATCATCCCCTCGATCCGCGGGAAGACGCTCGACCAGATCCCCTTCACGTTCATCAACACGACCGACCTCGCCAGCCAGCCGGCGGACGTCCCGCTCATCAACCTCGCGAACCTGGCGCTCGCGATCTACCGGGGCGAGGCCGATCATCGGAGCGCGCTCTTCATGTCCGGCCAGGACACGCTCGTCATCACCGGCTACGACATCAACCAGGGCGAGGAGGGGAACCCCTCCGGCGACGCGAAGCCGATCATCGGATCCGGCGCCTACCTCAACATCCCGAGCGAGAACGGCGACGCGAAGTTCATCGGGCCGGAGTCCCAGGCGCTCGAACAACAACGGCTCAGTCTCAACGACGACTATCAACGCGCCGGCGAGGAAGGCGTGAAGCTCCTCTCGACGGGCGCTGGAGCCGAGGCGGCCGAGACCCTCCGGATCCGCGTCGCGGCCAGGACGGCGACCCTCCAGACGATCGCCCAGACGGCGGCGACCGGACTCGAGAACGCCCTCCGCCAGGCGGCGATCTGGGTCGGAGCGAACCCGGACGAGGTCAAGGTCGAGCCGAACCTCGACTTCATCGACCAGACCCAGGACCCGAAGGATCTCATCGCCTACGCGACGGCGAAGAAGTCGAAGGTCCCGCTCTCCTGGAAGTCGGTCCACAACATCCTCCGGAATCAGGACTACACCGAGCTCACCTTCGAGGAGGAGCTCGAACAGATCGAGGAAGAGGCCGACATGGACGCCTTCGACACGGGCGGCGACGGCCTGGGCCTCGAGGGCGACCTGGAGGATCCGGCGATGGAAGCCCAGCGCCAGGCCGCGATCGCCGCCGCCGGCAAGCCGCCAGGATCCGGCAACCTTCCGCCAGGCGCCGGCAACGAGGGCGACGACGAGGAGTAGAACGTGGCCCACAACACCGCGAACGAGGCGATCCGTGACGCGCTCCTGGTTCATCAAGTCCAGCTCCTCCGCTTCTCGAAGGGGCTCGCGGACCGGATCGTCGCGATCCTCTCGAGGTCCGAGCCCGAGCTCGCCCGGATCCTCAAGAAGCGCCTCGAGCGGCTCCCGACGACGGCGCTCCCAGGCCGAACGACGACCCGCTCGATCATCATCACCGACCGGCTCATCCGGGCCACGCTCTCGCCGACCTGGAAGACGATCAACCAGCTCGTCCGGAAGGAGCTCGTCGGCCTGGCGTTCGGGGAGACGGCCTACATCGCCGGCCTCCTGGCCGAGTCGCTCCCGGTCGTGTTCGGGCCGAAGCTCCCGCCGACCCAGACGATCCGCGGCGTCGTGTTCGCCCGGCCGTTCCAGAACAAGCTCCTCCGCGGCTGGCTCGGGACCTACCAGGTCGGGGACCGCCGGCGCATGATGGACCAGATCCGCCAGGGGATGCTCTTCGACGAGACCCCGACCCAGATCGGGCGGAGGATCTTCGGGACTCGAGCCCTCAACGGGACCGACGGCGTCCGCGAGATCACCCGGCGCGGAGCCCAGACCCTCGCGCAAACTTCGATGAGCGCGATCTCGAACGCGGTCCGCCAGAACGTCTACCTCGCGAACAAGCGGATCATCCCCCGCGAGCTCTACGTCGCGACCCTGGACTCCAGGACGACGCCCGTGTGTCAAAGCCTGGACGGCCAGGAGTTCAAGACGGGCGACGGCCCGATCCCGCCGATCCACATGAACTGTCGGTCGATCCGCGTCCCGGTCATCGACGGCCGACCCCTGGGGAAGAGACCCGCCTCCCAGAACTTCAAGGGCCGGCTCGGGAAGCTCCGCGGCCCAGCCAGGCGGCGCGAAGTGGCGAAGCTCATCGGCCGCGTCCCGGCGTCGACGAACTACGACACCTTCCTCCGGAACTCCGACGTCGCCTTCCAGGACAACGTCCTGGGCCGGACCCGCGCGCGCCTCTTCCGGGCCGGCGAGTTCGACGTCTCCGGCTTCGTCGACAACGGCGGCCAGCGACTCACCCTTCGCCAGCTCTACGACCAGAAGCCCTCGGCGTTCCAGAACCTCGGGATCCCGGCGCCCGACTAGACGCCCGGCTGTATTATTGTTAAATGGATCCGCCGGGCGTACTATCGGCGACGAACCCGTGAGAGGTAGGTCATGACACTCGAAGCAATGCTGGACGACAAGGCGAAGATCCCCGAGGGATTCGGGGACCACTACAAGGAAATCGACGGGAAGTTCGTCCTCCAGGTCGGAGGCATGAAGACCCAGGACGACTTCGACAACTACGCCGAGGCCTTGAAGAAGCGATACGCCGACGCCGCCGCCGACGTGAGTCGGAAGACCGGCGCCGGAGTCACCCGCGACGAGCTCATGACAACGGTCGAGGATGCTCTCAAGAAGTTCGGAGTCGCGACGGCGAAGCCGAACGGAAAGGGAGAGCCAGATCCAGGCGGAGACGTATCCGCACGTCTTCACGACCTGGAGCGGAACCTGGCAAGCCTCACCGAGAAGAACGAGCTCCTCGAGAAGGAGCGGGACGCGGCCCTGGGAACCAGTCGATCGACAACAATCACAAACTCACTGACCCAGGCGGCGACGAAGGCGGGAGCGAGTCCCGACGGCGTCGCGAACCTCGTCCAGCTCATCGAGGACAAGTTCGAGGTCTCCCAGGCGGGCGACGTAGTGACGAAGCTCGAGGCCGGGAAGGGCGTGACGCCCAACCAGGCGCCCGAGGACTACTTCTCGAGCCTGGCGCGCGTTCCCGAGTTCCGGATGTTCTGGCCGAAGTCGGCCGGCGCTGGCGCGGACGCGGGAAGCGGATCCGGAGGATCCGGAGATCTGACCGGGGCGAACCCCTGGTCGAAGAAGGGCTGGAACGTGACGAACCAGTCGAAACAATACGCCGCCGACAAGCCCGAGGCCGAGCGCCTCATGAAGGCCGCCGGCGTAGGACTGGGCGCGACGTCTCCCGTGAGGTAGACTCGACCCGGACAACCAGCCGCGCGCCGTGAGGGCTCCGGATCCATCACTTGAAGGAGTAACACCTCATGGCAGAAGTCAGAGTCGCGGACGTAGTCGTCCCGGAGATCTTCGCCCCTTACGTTCGGACCCTCACAGAACAGAAGACCGCCTTGATCGACTCGGGCGTCGTTGTTCGTGATCCAGCCCTTGACGGGTTCCTGGCCGGCGGCGGGACAACTTTCAACGCGCCCTCGTGGCGTGACAACGACGACGACTCGAACGTCCTCGCGGACCGAGTCTCGAGTGACGACCCGGCGATCATTGCGACGCCGGCGAAGATCCAGTCGAACCAGGAGATCGCGACCCGATTGTCGCGGAACCAGTCCTGGCAGACGATGGACCTCGCGGCCGCCCTTGCTGGCGATGACCCCGCGAACGCGATCGCGGCGAACGTGGCGGCCTACTGGCGCCGACGTCTCCAGGCGATCTTCGTCTCAACCTGGACCGGCATCTTCGCCGACAACGCCCAGGTCACGCCGAACGACGACCCGCGCGCCGGCATAACCAACAACGCCGCCCAGGACGACCTCACGGTCGACATCTCGGGCGCGTTCACGGCTGGCGTCACGGACTTCTCCGCGGAGGCGTTCATCGACGCCATCACGACCGCCGGCGATTCCCAGGACGACTTCGTCGCGGTCTTCATGCACTCGATCGT